GACCGCCAAGGTCAGCGCGTACACCATCGCCGTCATCGCCGGTGTGATGTCCTACGGGCATCAGTCGACGCTGTTGCTCCGCGCGCACGCTGGCCTGTACTCCTACGCCGTCCCGCTGACCGTGGACGTCCTGGCGTTCATCTCCGCGATGGTCCGGAACGCCGACGTGGCCGACGAGACCTCGCGCCGCGCCGCCGCCGCAACCCTCGGCCTCGCCGGTTCGATGAGCATCGCCGCGAACATCGCTGTGGGCGAGAACCTGGTACAGCGCATCGTCGGATTCTGGACGGTGGCCGCCTACCTGCTCGCCGAGTGGTTCGTCTCGCGCCTCAAGGCCAAGCCCGAGCCGGTCGTCGAGCCCGAGGCCGAGGCCGAGCCGGTCCCCGAGGTCGACGACGAGGAGAAGGCCCGCCGGTCCGAGCGCGCCCGCCGTGGCGCCGCGACCCGCGAGGCCAACCGTCAGGCCGCCCTCGCCGCCGCTCGCGAGGCCGCCCGTCCGGCCCGTACGCCCCGCAAGCGCCCGACTGTGGCGCTGGCCGACATAGAGGCCGCTTACGCCGCCCCGGCCCGCGAGGCCGAGTCCATCGCCGCCTGATCCGTAACACTCGTCGCAGGCGCCCCGGTCGTTACGACTGGGGCGCTTCCGTATGTTCTGGGGTTGACGTCCGTATACCCCCGGGGGCAGCATTGCCGAACGCGCAGCACCTAACGACACGCGCGCGGTGGACCCAAAAGGGGAGTGGATACCCGTGCAAGACCTCACACCCAAGCGCGAGCAGCACGCCGCCGCGATGACCTACTTGGACACGGGAACGCTGGCGCTGGCCGACGTCCTCGCGATGCTCGACGATGAGCCCGCGCAGGAAGGTGCCGCGCGCAACGGCACGCGCCGCCGCGCGTCCCTCTGGGGCGCCACCACGGCCGCGCTGACGGCCGCTCTCACGCTCGCCGTGGTGGCCGTCGCCCCCCGCACCGCAGAGGCCGCTACGCCCTTCGATAACCCGACATGGCGCGTGCTGACCGAGCACAGCTCTTGGCACTGCGACATACTCGCCCCGCGCAAGGCCCGATGCGCCGCCGCAACGGCCGATCAGGCCGACGTTGTGGCCTACGAGGGTCCGGGGGAGACGGTCTATGCCGTGACGCACCGCGCCGCGCGCTCGCTGGTCATGCTCTACCGCCATGACTCGGCGATGCTGCCCGTGTGGCACGCTCACCCCGAGGTCTACCCCAACGAACAAGAGGGCACGGGGTGGGCCGTGTCGAGCACGGACGCCGCCGAGGCCGCGACCCTGGCCGCCCTGTTACCGTGACCGCCCGCGTCGCCCAACCCCCGACCACCTCGGCCGGGGGCTTTTTTTGTACTCAACTCAAACCATAGTGGACACCATGGTTTGAGTTGAGTACGTCAGGTGCTATGCTGCCCGCATGCCCTTTGACCAGCAGCAACACCGCCGGATGCGCGCCTCTATCTATGTGCGCCTGTCCAACGCCGCGACCGAAACGAACCTGAGCAAGGACGGCATGGTCAAAGACCTGCACGGCCTTGCCCGGACGCTCAACGCGGACGTGATCGCTGTCCACATCGACGACGGCATATCGGGCTCGGTCCGCGACCGGTCCGAGTTCCTGGAATGGCTGCGCGACGGCCGCGAAGGCAAGGCCGACATCATCCTTGCCTGGTCAGGCGACCGGCTCACCCGCGAGGGTATCAACGCCGCCGCCATGGTCCTTGACGTCGTCGAGGGCAAAGACGCCACGACAGGCAAGGTCGTGCGCCCCGGCGCGCGCTTCGTGTCCTATGACGACCGCCTCGACAGCGCGGAAGGCGACGCGTTCCGCTGGCGCTTCGTCATCGCCGCCGAGGTCGCACGCGCCGAGCGACAGCGCATCGTCGCCCGCATGGAAGCACGCGCCCGCCGCATGCTCGACGAGGGGCGCCACGTCGGCCGCGTTCCGAACGGCTACCGCTTCGACCCCGAAAACCCCGGAAAGCTGATCGTGAGTCCCGAAGAGGCCGCCGTCATCAAGGAAGCGGCGCGGCTCATGCTCGCTGGCGTCAAGCCGTCGCAGGTCGCCCGTTCGCTGAACGCCGCCGGGGTGACAACCCTCATGGGTGCTCCGTGGACGCGCTCAACGTTGGTTCGATGCGTCACGAACCCTAACAACGCTGGGGAGCCGTTGCGCCCCGGCACGCCCGCACGTGAGGCCATCCTCTCGTATGCCGATGTCACAGAGCTGCGCAAGATGTTCGCTCCGGAAAAGCTCGGCAAGCGCGGTGGCGCCCGCGCGCCTCGCCAGTCGAAAGCGATGCTCGCCGGTCTTCTCCTGTGCCATGACTGCCAACTGCCGATGCGCTCATCGAGCAGCAAGTACGTATGCATGACCGCAGGCGACGGGCGCCAGTGCGGGGGCGCCGTGTCCGTCCTGGTCAGGATCGCCGAGGCCGAGGCCGAATCCCGCTACCTTCAGCGCTGGGGCCGAGTCGCCGAGACAATCACCGAGGTGACCATGCCCGGAGGCGCCGAGCGCGACCGCCTGGAACGCGAACACGCCGCCATCATGGCGCGGCTCGCCGAGAAGCCCACGGCCGCCGATTTCGAGGCGCTGCAAGCCGTTGCCGCTGCCCGCGCGGTATTCGACGAGAATCCGCCCGAGCGCGTCGTCCGCCGCCGACCCACGGGCCGCACGCTGGCCGACGCGTGGAAGTCGGCAACGCCCGAGGACCGACGCGACATGCTGCTCAAGGCGTTTGAGTACGTCATGGTCTACCCGCGTGGTGTGAAGCCCCGACTCGTGTTCGTCGAGCGGCCCGAGGTCGCAGAGCTGTCCGTGGATGAGTTCGGGGACGTGATGTAGTCCCCCCGCTGCCGAAGGCCCCTACCGCACTGGTGGGGGCCTTTGCGTTTCCCCCCGCCTGACACGTCATCACTGCCAATCCCGACGACCAGGGAGAACCAGCGATGACCGATCAGACCGAATCCCCCGAACACCGCGCATGCCGCAAGCGCACGCCCGAGGAAGACCGCGCCGTACGCGCCGCGATCATCAATCGCAACCTGCGCACCATCGGCCGCATCATCAGCGGCCGGTTCGTCATCACGCCCGTACCCGAGCAGCAGGCCGCCCGGAAGTGGGGCGCCCGCTGATGAGCACCATTCCCGACCCGCGCGAGGACAAGCTTCCCGCGTGGGCACGCCGTCAGCTTGCCTCGGCCCGCCAGGAAGCGGCATACCACCGCGCACGCGCCGAGGTCGCGCAGGAAGACGCCGACCGAGTCCGGCGCGGCACGAACCCCGACGCGTCGTCGGCCGTCCTGCATCCCTATGACTCGATCCCCGTAGGGCTCGGCCCGGACGCGCGCGTTCGGTTCAAGCTCGGCAACCGACACGACTGGATAGACGTTCGCGTGTCCAACGACGGCCGATGGATCGAAGTAGCAGGCGCGCGGACGCTCACGCTCCGCCCCATCGCCGGAAACGTCGTCTCGATCACCTCGGAAGGTTGGTAGGCCGTGCCCGCACCACATCACATCATCGGACTCGGCGGACACGCCCGGTCCGGCAAGGACACCGTCGCCGCCTACCTGATCGAGCGCTACGGGTTCGTGCGCTACGCGTTCGCCGACGCCGTCCGGACGGCCGCCCTCGCCCTCGACCCGATCATCTACACCATCCCGTCGTTCTACGTGAACGGTGCGCCCGAGCCGGTGCGCCTGTCCGAGATCGTGGCCGCCGATGGGTGGGAAGACGCAAAGGCGATGCCCGAGGTCCGCCGCACGCTCCAGCGCTTCGGTATGGGCGTCCGCGACATCGACCCCGCGTTCTGGATCAAAGCCACCATGGCGCAGCTCGCCGACGAGACGCGCCCCGTTGTCGTGACGGATGTGCGCTTCCCGAACGAGGTCGAGGCCGTCCGCGCCCGAGGTGGTCTGTTCGTCCGCGTCCGCCGCCCCGGCGCGACCGGCAACGGGCACATCAGCGAGCACGCCAACGACCACATCGCCGCCGACGTCGAGATCAACAACGCAGGGTCGCTCGCGGACCTCGCCGCAACCATCGAACGCACGCTTGCCGAGAGGATCAATCTGTGATGGCTCTGCGCCGACGTAAGCCCGTGATCATCATCCCGCTCACCAAACACGACCGGTGCGACCGGTGCGGCACCGAGGGCCGCGTTCGTCTCGTCCTCGGTCCGCACGATCTCGTGTTCTGCGCGCACCACTACGCCGAGCACGCCGACGCCCTGTTGTTCGCAGGGTGGCAGGTCAACGACGACCAGCGCGCCGCGCTCACCGCTCGGCCCGCAGATGTGAGGGGCGCATGACGTTCGGATTCTCCACCGCGAGCGCAAACGGCAACGTCGACAAGCTGGCCGACGCCGTCTACGCCGATTTCTCGATCAAGCGCGGTTCCGTCTCGGCCCGCCGCGTGGCCGCGTTCGTGACCGCGCGACACCTGCTCGACGATGGCCACGCCTCGCGACCCTCGGCCGAGGAGACCATAGCGCTCGCGTCGTGGCTTACGACCGGCCGTGTTGCCCTCGACGCCGACGACGACGAGGAAGACGACGAGGACTACGAGGAAGACGCCGCCGAGAACGTCCAGGCCCGTGACTGGTGGCCGCCGATCTTCGCCCGCCGTCGCCGCCGTGCGTGATCCGATTTCCCCCCACCAGACACGTAAAGGATGCAGGGCACTAGGTACGCCTGACGGCTAGTGCTGTTGACCCATCGTGGATGCACGGGGTCAGGCGACCCCCCTTTTTCATGCGAAGGCTTCTCCCTATGGCATGGTCAAACGAATCCGCACGCCGTGGAGAGCTACCGCCTGACTGGCAAGTCCTACGGGCGCGCGTACTGCGCAGGGACCGATACCGCTGCCAAATGAGAGACGAGCGTGGAATCCCTTGCGGTAAGCCCGCCTCGGATGTGGATCACATCCGTAGGGGGAATGATCACAGCATGGCCAACCTGCGCGCCTTGTGTAAGGCGTGCCATGCCAGCAAGACCAGTGCCGAAGGTGTGGCCGCGCGTGCTGCTCGCTACCGTCCACCACGCGCCCACCCTGGCCTGACTACACCCTCACACGATGCACATACGCCCCGCCCCTGGGTAGGGGCGTGGGCTAGGCGACGTAGCAGGTAGCCACGCCATGCGCGTAGAGCAGCACGCCAAACAGGGGGTGTTGAGGCCGATGAACACTAAGCGTGACGATAGGTCCACGTGTAGGACCCTGGCTGACTCCCCCCCGGCTCGCGAGCATCACCGGTTGGCATAGCAGCTCGCTGTACGTACGGGCATACAACTTTCGGTAAGCGAGGCGCGCAGTGCTGCACGACGACAACAACTACGCGCCCCCCGAGGACTTCCTCGGTCCGAACAACGCCGATCGGACCGTGTGGGGCTACCCGCTGGAGTTCGCCGACTGGCAATCCTTCCTCGTGGCGCACCGACCGTGGCGACAGCCCGGCGAGACCCAAGCGGCCTACGTCGCCCGCATCGCCCCCTCACGCCCCGACTACACGCCCGAGGAGATCGCCCTATGGTTCGAGTCCGCAAGCACGTACCCCCCGTGACCCTGCGCCTGCGCGACCGCCAGCACCGCCGCGCGTCCGTCACGCTCGGCGCCCTCGTCGCCATCGGCCTTGCCGCGACCGCGCACGCCCGCCCGCCAGTCGTCCACTTCGAGACGCCCACGGCCCCCGTGACCGCCTCGACGACGGCCCCCGACCCGACGCCCCCGGCGCCGTCCGGCGAGCCGTCAGCGGCGCCCACAACGGCCGCCCCGGTGCGCCCAACGTCGAGCGCGACCCGCTCCGTGACGCCGCCGACCCGCTCAACGTCGCGCGCGACGTCCAAAAAGCCCACCCCGTAAGGAACTCCCTTGGCTACGCCGATCACGTCCACGCCCGCCACTGACGCGCTGATCGCCGCGATCGGTCAGCTTGAGGCCGCCCTCCCGGCCGTCAGCCCGACAGGCACCGCGCCGGACCTCGTCGCGTTCAACGCCCTGGTGCAAACGATCCTGAGTATCTGGTCGCCCCTGTTCAACCTCAACCAGGCCGCGGCCGCTGCCGCTCTGACCGCCGCGCAGGTCTCCACCTCGACCACCGCACCGGCCCCGGCCCTGTAACGCCCCGACTCGACCCACCGCCCCGCTACCTTCTACGCGGGTTTCAGCGGACACAGCGCGCAAGATGGTGCGCCCTGTTGTGGTCGTCGGGCCGCCGCTCCCCACGGCGGACACAAGCGCGTGCATGCAGCGCATGGGGACTCACACGTGCGCCCAATAGGCAGAGCGACCCCGTCCAAAACCGGGGCGGATGCCGGTTCGAGTCCGGCCGTGTGAGCAAACCCCCGGTGACGTATGCCAGGCAGCAGAGCAGCGGCCCAGTGCGCCGTGTGACGCGGGAGCGAAGCCCGCCGCCCGGGGGCTCGACACTTTCCCCGCGTTCCCTCCGGAGTACCCCCATGCCCGCACCCGGCGACTACGGCGTCTGTCGCATTCACGGTCGTATCGGTCTGCTCATCCGCATCGGGCAGTGGCTCAACGGCAACGGCTTCCGCAACTTCGAGCACGCCTTCCTAGTCCTCGACAGCGAAACCGTCGTCGAGGCCGAACCGGGGGGCGCCCGCCTCACGCCGCTTGCCTACTACCTCGACCCCGCGAACGGCCCGGTGGAGTGGAGCACGCTCCCGCTCACTGACGACCAGCGCGCCGCGATCGTGGCCGCCGGACACGCCTACGTGGGCGTGCCGTACTCGTATCTCAACTATGCGGCCATCGCCGCGCGCCGCCTGCGCTCGCCCGCCGCGCGCTTCCTGCGCCGCTACGTCAACTCGACGCGTCACCTCATCTGTTCGCAACTGGTCGCCTCGGCCTACGCCGCCGCCGGTATCCGTCTCGGTCAGCCCGAGCCCGGCGACACGACCCCCGCCGACCTCGCGAGCCTCATCCACTAGCACCGCCCGGAGGTGAACGCATGGCCAGAGGTACCGCGCACGCGCCCAAGCCCGATGGCCAGCGTCGCCGCCGCAACGCGCCGACCGGCCCCGGTGAGCGCGTCTTCGAGCGTACGGGCGCGACCTTCGGCCCCTCGATCGAGGCCGCGACGTTCCGCGACGACTGGCCAGAGCCGGTCATCGCGTGGTGGGAGACCTGGCGCGCGCAGCCGCAGGCCGCCGCTTTCGAGGGCACCGACTGGCAGCGCCTCGCCGACCTCGCGCCGCTGCGCGCGATGCTGCTCGACCGCGACCTTTCGCCCGGCGAGCGCACAAAGATCCTCGGCGAGGTGCGCATGAACGAGGAACGCCTCGGCGCGACCTTCACGGACCGCCAGCGCGCCCGTATCCGCTTCACCGACGCCGACGAGTCCGACGACGGCGCCCCCGGTATGGCCTCGGTTACCAGCATCGCCGCCTACGGCCGCGCCCGCTGGTCCGAGGAGGAAGACGACGACTGACGCCAGGCAGGCCCGCGCGTCCCCACGACGAGGCAGGCCCCCGCGTGTCATTCAAGCCCATAAAGACCCTCGACCGCTTCGACCCCGAGATACCGACTCTCGGGTGGGGCGTGATCGAGTTCATAGAGACGTGGCTCATCCAGCCTGACGGCGACCGCGCAGGCGAGCCGTTCACGCTCACGCGCGAGCAACGCAATTTCATCCTGTGGTACTACTCCGTGACCGCTGACGGCCGCTGGCGCTTCCGCCGCGCCGTCCTGCGCCGCGCCAAGGGGTGGGGCAAGTCGCCGTTCCTCGGCGCCCTGTGTCTGGCCGAACTGGTCGGCCCGGTCGTCTTCGACGGTTGGGACAGCAACGGCGACCCCCTCGGCCGCTCGCACGCCTCGCCGTGGGTCGTCATCGCCGGTGTCTCGGAGACTCAGACAGCGAACACCCTCGACGCCATCCGCGCGATGATCTCCAGCGAGTTCGCCGACGCGTTCGGCCTCGACGTCGGCATCACGCGCATCTACGTCGCCGGTGGCGGGAAGCTCGTCCCGATCACGACGAACCCCGCCACGCAGGAAGGCGCCCGCCCGACCTTCGCCGTCATGGACGAGGTCCACCACTGGACGCTAGGCAACGGTGGGAAGAATCTCGCCAAGGTCATCCGGCGAAACCTCGCCAAGGTCCGGGGCCGCTCGATCGTCACGACGAACGCGCACAATCCCGCTCAGGACACGGTCGGCCGAGACTACTTTGACGCTCACCTCGCGCAGGTCGAGGGCCGCACGCGCCGCGCTGACTTGCTGTACGACAGCACCGAGGCGCCCGCGCTGACGGATGAGGACTTCGCCAACGAGGACACGCTACGCGCCGCGCTGCGGTGTGCCTACGGCGACGCCTCATGGGTCGAATTGGACGACCTGATCAGCGAGATCTACTCGCCCGATACCCCGATCGAGGACTCTTGCCGGTTCTACCTCAATCAGATCGTGGACGCCGCCGACGCGTGGGCCACGGCTGGTGAGTGGGACGCGAACGCCTGCGCCGACCTCGCGCCGCTCGCGTACGGCAACCCTGGCCAGTGGCGCAAGGGTGACACGGTCACGCTCGGGTTCGACGGCGGACGCACGGACGACAGCACAGCTCTTGTGGCCGTCCGGCTGCGCGACGGCGCCCCGTTCATCCTCGGCCTGTGGGAACGCCCGGACGGCGCCGCTGGCGAGGGATGGGAAGTCAACCGTGAGGCAGTCCGAGGCGCTGTAGACAACGCGTTCGCGACCCTCGACGTCGTGGCGTTCTTCGCCGACGTCGCCGAGTGGGAGACCGACGTGGACGACTGGCGCGACCGGTTCGGCGAGCGTCTGTTTCACAAGGCGACGACCAAACACGCCGTCGCGTGGGACATGCGCGCCCACGGCGCCGACACGGTCCGCGCGACCGAGGCGCTGCATCGCGCGATCACTGACAAGGCCGTTCCGCACGACGGCGACCCTCGGCTACGCCGCCACGTGCTCAACGCCCGGCGACGCCCCGGCCGATGGGGTATCTCGTTCGGCAAGGAATCGCGCGAGTCCCGACACAAGGTCGACGCGCTGGCCGCAATGCTGCTCGCCCGCATGGCCGCAACGTTTGTCACCGGCACGAACGCCCTCGCCAAGCGGGGCGGAGTCGGAACCCTGGTCGGCTACGGCCGCCGGAACCCCGCGCTGGCCGCGCAGCAGGCCGCCAAGTACACCGCCGCCCTCGCCGCCCACAAGGCCGCCGCAGAGGCGCACAAGGCCACCGAGGAAGACCCCGAGACCGCCCGATACCGCCGCATGGCTGACGCCGCGCGAGCGGCCAAAGCCAAGTAAGGAGAGTGAGGCCGTATGGCGACCATCAGCAACCCCGCAGAGCTGGCCGCCGACCTCATCGCCCAGCACGGCGCGACGGTCGCTCGCACCGGCCATCACGGCGTAGTCGCCCGGTACCTCGACGGCGACCACGACTTGCCCTACATGCCGCGTGAGCACCGCATCGAATACCGCATCATGGCGCAGCGCAGCATCACAAACCTGTTGCCGCGCGTCTCGGACACGTTCGTGAAGCTGCTGTTTGTCGACGGCTACCGGGACACCACCTCGCAGGACAACGCCAAGGCGTGGGACTACTGGCAGGCCAACAAGCTTGACGCCCGCCAGACCATCGCCCACCGTGGCGCGATCGAGTACGGCGCAAGCTACGTCCTCGTTCTGCCCGGCGAGAAGGCGCCCGTGATCCGGCCGCTCGACCCGCTGCGCTCTATGGCCTGGTACGCCGACGAGGACGACGAGTGGCCGCAGTTCGGTTTGCGCCACCGTGGCAAGGGCGCTGACGGCGCCGTCATCTGGGAACTGATCGATGACGAGAATGTCTATACCGTCGTCGGTCGTGAATCCACGTACCGCCTGGTCTCGACCGAGGCGCACGGGCTCGGCGTCACGCCCATGGTCCGCTTCCGCGACCGCCTCGACGGCAAGCCAACGGGCATCATCAAGCCACTGATCATCCCGCAGGACCGTATCAACGACACGGTTTTTGCCCTGTCCATGGCGATGCACTTTGCTGCCTTCCGCCAGCGTTGGGCTACCGGTCTGGTCATCCCGACCGATGAGAACGCGACGATCACGGTTCCGAACCCCGACTACAACCCGAACGGCCCCGTGGACCCCGTCGTCAACCCGCAGACGCTCAACCTGCCGAACCCGCACTTCGGGCAGCCGATCGAGACGTTTCAGGCCGCCGTTGACCGCCTGTGGGTCACCGACCAGTCCACCGCGCAGTTCGGCGAGTTCCATCAGACGACCGTTGACGGGCACCTGTCCGCGCTCGACGCCGCCATTGAGACCATCGCGACGCTCGGACAGCTTCCGTCCGGGCTGCTGAAGGGGAACCTAGTCAACGTCTCGGCCGAGGCGCTGGGATCGCTGTACGACGTGACCAAGCGGCAGGCCGACGTGTACGCGCTTCTCTTCGGCGAGGCATGGGAACAGGTCTTCAGCCTCGCTGCCGTTGCCGCTGGCGACGACCCCGACGACAGCGCGCAAGTGCGCTGGCGCGACACAGAGGCACGCTCGTTCGCCGCGACCGTGGCCGCCCTGGGCCAGATGGTGCAGTTGCTCGACGTCCCGCCCGAGGCCGCTTGGGAACTGATTCCGGGTGTCACCGATCAGGACATCGAACGGTGGCGCAACATGGCCAAGACCGGCGACGGACTCGCCGCGCTGACGGCCGCGCTGACGCGCCAGACCACCCCCAACGCCCCCGGCACGCCCGCCGAGGCCGTCCAACAGGCGCAGGGTGCGCCCAACGTTGCGCCCGCGTCCCCTGCCAAGTGACGCCGACCGACGCCGCCGCGCTCCAGCTCACCGACGCCCACCGAGTCGCGCAAGCGAACATCGCCCTTGATTCGGTGGGCAAGCTCACGGCCGCGTGGAAAGTGCTGCTCAAGCCCTCCAACCTCGACAACTTCGCTGCCTACATGGCCGCGATGACCGAGGTCATCAAGACCGGCCGCGCGACCTCTGCGCAGGTCGCCGCCGCCTACTACGACACGATGCGCGCGCTGTCCGGGGTCGACGGAATCTATGACCCCCTCGTCCTCGACGCCGCGCCCGACGCGCAGATACAGACATCGCTACTGGTCACCGGCCCCGTCCGCGTCAAAACGCTCATCGGTAACGGCGACCCGCTCGCGACCGCGATGGAAAAGGCGTTGCTCGCCAGCGCTGGCGCGACAACGCGCCTCATTGCCGATGCGGGGCGCGGCACCATCCGCGAGAACGTCCTACAGGACTCCCGCTCTACGGGCTGGCGCCGCGTGACAGACGGTCACCCTTGCGAGTTCTGCACGATGCTCGCCGGTCGAGGCGCCGTCTACAAGTCCGACGCCACCGCTGGCCTCGACGACCCCTACCACGACCACTGTCTGTGCACGGTCGAGCCGCAGTTTTCCGATACGTCCTCGGCGCCCAAGCGCGCGAGGCACGGCCGCTAAGCGGCCAACACTCCCCACCCCCGCGTGATGGCAGGTCCAGCGCGCGACCACGTCCAGGAGACGACACACCATGACCGACACCGCCCCCGCCGCCGACAACGCCTCGGCCCCCGACGCCCCCGCCTCGACCGCGCCCACCGCGCCCGCCGAGACGCCGCCATGGGGTGACAACTTCGACGCCTCACGCGCCTGGTCTCTGATCCAGGGGCTTCGGACCGACAAAGAGAAGCTGTCCGGCAAGGTCTCCACCTTCGAGAAGGCCGCTCAGGAGCGCGCCGACGCCGAGAAGACCGAACTTCAGCGCGCCCAAGAGCGCGCCGATCGGGCGGAAAAGGCCATCGCGGACCGCGAGGCCGCCGACAAGCGCAAGGCCGTGATCACTAAGCACGGGCTCAGCGACGATGACGCCGCATTCCTCGCGGGTGTCTCCGATGACGTTCTGGACGCGCGCGCGGAAGCGCTCGCCGCCCGGCTCGGCGTCGGCCAGTCCAAGCACGACGCCGCCGAGGCCATCCCCGGCAAGCCAACCCCCAAGCTCACCGCCGGTCACGAATCCAGTGACGCAGGCGAGGCATTCGACCCGCTGGCGCTCGCGGAAAAGGTCCACAAGCGCCTCATCTGAGAGAGGACCGCCTGTCATGGCGAACACTTTCAAGACCATCGCCGCCGACAACCTGTCGGCGACCGCCTCCGCGCTGGTGTCCAAGGACATGAGCATTGCGGCCGTGGTCAACCGGTCGTGGTCGTCCGACTTCGCCGGTAAGCGAGGCAACGTCGTCAATGTCCGCATCCCGGCCGCGCTGTCCGCGTCCAGCCGCGCAGTCGACGCGACCACCGCCCTGACCGTTTCGACCCTGTCCGAGACCACTCAGCCGGTCTCCCTGTCGACGAACATCTACAGCGCCGTGGCGCTGTCCGACGAGGATCTGACCCTTCGGATCGAGGACGGCGTCGCGCAGGTGCTCGCGCCGCAGACTCTCGCCATCGCCGAAGCGGTGGAAAACCTGGTCGTGGCCAAGCTCCAGACCGTCACCGAGACCGCCGCGCTCGACAGCATCTACACCATGGGCACCGTGGGCACCCTCATGCCCCTGTTCCTGCTCGCGCGCAAGACCCTGCGCGACATGGCCGCCCCGGCGACCGGCCTCTACGCCGCCGTGGGCACCGGTGTCTATCAGGACGTCCTCGCGCAGGTCAGCGCCGTGGGTGCCGAGGGCGGGGCGGACCCGTTCGCCAACACCGGCGCCGCGCGCATCGCGGGGTTCAACGTGATCGAGTCCAACCGGCTCGCCCCGACCGAGGCGATCTTCTTCCACCGCGACGCCGTGACCCTCGCGCTGCGTGCGCCGGTCATCCCGCAGGGCGTGCCCTACGGCGCCTCGATCCAGGCCCCCGGCGGGGTTCCGGTCCGGCTGATCCGCGACTACGACGCGAACGCGCTGGGAGACCGCCAGATCCTCAACGTCTACGCCGGTACGGCGCTGATGAACGCGCAGGTGTCCTCGACCGGTACCCCGGTCAACTTCGTTCTGCGCGTGAACGACGGCGCTGGCGTCTAAGCCGCTGCGCCCAACGTTGGGCACATGTAGGGGTCACCGTCCCCGGCCGGTGACCCCTGCACCCCAGTTCACGCCACCTAGAAAGGACGACCAATGGCCGCCAACACCGGCACTCAGAACGAGGTCGTGCGCGTGCTCCAGGAGCTTGAGCGCGCGTTTCTGACCGGCGGACCGGCGAGCATCGCCGCCGCCCGAGCCAAGCTGACCGCTGCGCTCGCCGCGTACGACGCCTAACCACCGACCTCGCCGCCATGAAAGGGGGCCAGCGTGCCTAGCCTCCCGCCGCTCGCGACGGTCGCCCAACTGGAGACCCGCCTAGGTCTGCCCACGGGCACCCTGGCAGACGCCGATCTCGCCCGCGCACAAGCCGACTTGGCCGACGCCTCGGAGCTTGTGCGCACCGTCGCGCGCGTGTCGTGGGTCGACGCCAACGGCAACGCCGACGCCCCGGCCGCCGTGGTTGTGGTTGTGCTCCAGTGCGCCATGCGCGCCTACAACAACCCCAACGGCTACATGACCGAGACCGTCTCGGCCGATGGCGCCACGTACACCTACAGCAGCAACCCGCAGGCCATCGGTATCTACCTGACGGCCGATGAGGTGATGATCGTGCAGCTCTGCGCGCGGCAAGCGCTGTACGGCAACGGCTGGCACGGCACCGGCTCTGTTCTGACGTCCAAGCCTGGCGTTCGGGGCGTCGTCGGCGGCTACGTCCCTTGGGCGTGGCGCGCGTGAGATTCCCCGATGACGTCACGATCCTGCGCGCGACCAAGGCCGACGCGTACGGCAACCCGCACGCCGCCGGGTGGGTCGCTACCGGCCCGGCCGTCAAGGGCGCCGTCTTGGGCCTGGCCGCGCTGTTCCTCCCGCCGTCCGTCGACATCCGCCCGGCGGACCGCATCACCACCCACGGCGCCCTCTACGCCGTCAAGAACGCCCCTACGCCGCTCGGCCCGCCCGGTAAGCGCGTCATGTGGGCCGTGTCCCTCGAACGCCTTCCGGACGGTGCCTGATGACCGAAAGCAACGTCCGGCTAGATCACAAGGGCATCGCCGAACTGCTCAAGTCCCCGGCCATCCTCGCCCTGATGAACGAGGCCGCCCACAAGGTCGCCGAAGCCGCGCGCGAGCACGTCAAGGGCAGCCCCGTACCTGTCCACGAGTACACCACCGACCGAGGCGCCGCGAGCGTGTCCGTCCTCGCGCCGTTCCAAGCCCACCACGGCGCACTGACGCACGCCGCCGCCGCCGTGGGGCTGGAGATGCGCGACCGCAAGTGATCCCGGCGCCCTAGGAGCATCCATGAACACACAGTCCGTCGTGATCGCCGGTACGGCGCCGACGTTCGCCGCCCCGTCCCTGTCCGACACGGCCGAGGTGGGCGCAGTCCTGATCGTCAAGAACGGCTCGGCCTCGCCCGTCACGGTCACGCTCATCACGAACGGGACCCTGGCGACCGGCGACGCCTACCCCGACAAGACCTACTCGATCGCTGCCGGTGCCGAGGGCTGGCTCCCGGTACTGCACGAGTACCAGGGCACCACGAACGCCCGATTCGCCGCTGTGACCTTCTCGGCCGTCACCTCCGTGACCGCCGCTGTCGTCCACCTGTCGTAAGGAGCCCGGCCCGTGAGTGAGACGGTATTCGGCGCCGCCCTCCCGGCCGTTGCCTACGCCGAGGACACCACAGGGTTGACGGTGGGCACACAGTTTGTGCCCACCGTTGACGGCACCATCACGGCCGTCCGGCTGTATACGTCCAGCCCGGCGCCACTGGACCCGATCGACTGGAAGCTACTCAGCGCGACCGGCGCTACCGTCCTGGCGTCCGGCACGTGGTCGGTCGGTCAGCCCGGCGGTACATGGATCGAAGCCACGTTCGCCCCGGTCCCCGTGGTCGCCAACACGACTTACGTAGTCGCCGCTGGCGTGCTCAAGCGCTACGTCGCCTCGAACAGCTTCTTTGACGTGCCCAAGGGGTCCACACACCTGACGGCGCCGCAGGGCGCCGGACACTTCACGCTGAGCGCAGGGTGGAGTTTCCCCACCACGCTCTACGCGAACTCGGGCTACTTCGTCGACGTCGCGTTCACGCCGAGCAGCACCGCGCCGCCCGTCACGCCGTCCGTGACCCTCGGCCCTATCTGGGCGTTCGGCGACCCGCTGATAGGCACGCTTGCCGTTCTGCGCGACGCTGTGGCCCCGAACGGCGCCGTGCCCACCTGGGGCACCATCCCGCCGCCTACGGCCGCCACGGGCGCCCCCACGCTGCCCTATGGGGTCGTGGCGTCCGATGGTGAGCTGTCCAAGACCGCCGCCGACGCATCGGCGACCGTGCGCGTGACCGTCTGGGCCGCGACAGCGGAGCAAGCTCGGGCGCTCGCGGGTTGGGCGCGCGCCCTACTGCTCGCCTCACACGGCGACGGCGCCACCGTGCGCCACTACGGCCGCGCGACCGGCCTACTCCCGACCACCGACCCGAGCGGACGCTACCCGGTCTGCTCGTTCACCGTAGCGGCTCGCCTGCTACCCGTTTCGATCTAGGAGACACCATGAGTGGTGACCCGACGAACGCCGCGCTGTGGCAGAACGCGGACGTCTACATTGCCCCCTCCGGCACGGCCGGACCGACCGACGTTTCCACCGCGTGGGGCGCTTCCTGGGATGCCGTGGGCCTGCTCGACGGCGACAAGGGATTCACCGAGGCGCGTAGCGACACGTCGAACGATCACTACGCGTGGGGCGGAATCCTGGTCAAGAAGACCAAGAGCAAGCACAAGCGCACCATCAAGTTCATCGCGCTGGAGGACAACGCAACCGTCTTCGGCCTGGTGAACCCCGGCTCGACCCGCGCGACGGCGTCCGGCATCACCACGGCGTCCGTGCATGTCCCGACGAACGCCGAGTTCGCCATCGGGTTCGAGGTCCGCGACGGCTCCAAGGTCCGCCGCCGGTCCGTCCTGCGCGCCACCCTCGACAGCGTCGGCGACGTGGTCGACAGCGAAGGCTCACTCGCCGCCTATGAGGTCACCGTCGTTCTGTACCCGGCATCGGACGGCACCCTCTACACCGACGTGAGCGGCCTGGTCGCGTAACGCCCCCGCAAGACCTGAGCCCGGAACGTGACCGTGGGAAGCGCGTTCCGGGCTCTTTCCTTCCCACATTCCCCTTCCCGCCAAGTCCACGGAGGACAACCCATGGCTACCCCTGCCCGCAAGCCCGCGACCGCCAAGACCGAGGCGAAGGACACGGCCGTCACGTTCGACTTCGACGGCGAGACCTACTCCGTCCCGACCGCCGCTGAGTGGGACGTCGAGACGCTGGAGGCATTCGAGGACGGGCGCATCATCGCGACCGTGCGAACGCTGCTCGGCGCCGAGCAGTGGGCCAAGTACAAGGCCAAGGGCCGCAGGGTCACCGACCTCACCGCCCTGTTCGAGGCCATCCAGTCCGCCACGGTCGGCCCGGGAAACTGACGCGGCTCACCGCCGCCACACGTGACTACCCCGACGCCGTAGAAGCCGATTTCCAACGGTTCTACGGCGTCGACTTGGGCGGTCTGTGGCGCGGTGAGCTGTCGCCCCGGCGAGCGGCCGTCCTGCTCAATCACCTGCCCGTAGGTAGCGCTACGTGGGCTGCTCAATCGCGCGTCCCCTACGGCTGGTCGCTCACCGACATCTTGCTTGCGGACGTGTTCCACGCGCTGACCGGCGAAGCCCACCCCTTGCACCCGAGCAACGGCGCCGACGCCAAGGCCGCGCGCCACGCCGACACCCTCGACCGCCTCAAGGCCCAACGCGAGCGCCTAGCGGGAGGGACGGCCGCCGAGTCCGCATAGGAGGAACGCCCCGTGTCCAACGTCGGATACGCAACCATCTCAATCATCCCGGACCTCAAGGGCTTCCGGGAAAAGCTGAACACCGAGACCGAGACCGCCTCGATCGGCGCCGGTAAGTCCGGCGGGCTCGGCCTCGGTACCGCGATGCTCGGCACGCTGGGCGGACTCGGCCTCGGCGTCGCCATCAGTAAGGCGCTCGACGTCGGCAAGTCCGTTTTCGAGTTCGACAGCGGCATTCAGCAGGCCACCACGGCGCTGACGTCCCTACTGCACAGCGCCCCGGCCGCAAACGCCCTGATCGAACAGCTCCAGAAGCTCGCGCAGACATCGAGCGAACTCGACACCGGCTCGGCCGTGAAGCTCGGACAGATCCTCGTCGGCATGGGCGACCCCGTGAAGAACGTCACGGCGGACATGACCGCCCTTGGCGACGCCACGGCCGGTGTCGGCGGCACCCCGGAAACCCTCGACGCCCTCGCCCGCGCGTGGGGCCAGATGGCCGCCAAGGGCAAGATTCAGTCCGACGAGATCTTGCAGATGACCGAGCAGGGCGTTCCGGCGCTGCAACTGCTCGCCAAGGCGTACGGCGTGCCAACCGGCGAGATGTCAAACATGATCCAAAAGGGTCAGGTTCTCTCGTCCGACGCCCTGCCCAAGCTGCGCGACCAAATCGAGAAGTCCTTCGGTGGCGCCGACGCCGCCGCTGGCGCAAACAGCATCGGTGGCGCGTTCGACCGCATCAAGGAAGCGGCCATCAGCCTTGCCGGTAGCGTCGCAATGCCGCTCATCAAGGCGCTCACGCCCATCGTCGCCAGCCTCGCCGACGCCCTCGGCTCGCCCAAGGTGCAGGCGTTTGTCAACTCGATCGGCCCCAAGCTGGCCGCCCTGTTCTCCGGATTCGGCGGTGCGGGCGGTCAACTGAGCAAGCTTGGCCCCGCCTTCTCTGGCATCGTCTCGGCCGCGCAAGGGTTGTGGACGACGCTCCAACCCATCGTCACGCAGATCTTCGAGCGGCTGCAAAAGGACATCCTTCCGAACCTGGTTCCGCTGCTCAAGAAGGCGTTTACCGCCATCGGCGACGCCCTGACGACGATTGGCGTCGTGGTCGGGAAGCTCTGGCAGATCTTCGGCCCGAGCATCCTCGGAACCATCGACGTAGTTTTCAAGACGGTCGTGAAGCTCATCAGCGATGCATTCGACATCATCGAAGGCATCTTTGAAGTGATCCGAGGACTGTTCACCGGCGATTGGTCGCTTCTCTGGCAAGGCGTCAAGGACATTTTCTCGGGCGCCTGGCATTTCATGACCGATTGGCTGACTGGCGCCCTCGGCACTTGGGGCCAGATCTTCGACGGCGCATGGGCGTTCATCAAGGAACTGTTCGGCGGGCTCGCCGACTGGTTCATGACCGAGGTCTGGTCCCCGATCGTCACGGCCGTGAAGTTCTATGTCGGCCTGTGGGTCGCGCCGTTCGTCCTTGCGTGGCAAGGAATCCAAGCCGCTTGGAATGGCGCCGTGGCGTTCTTCTCCGGTATCTGGGACACCCTCACGGGCGCCGTGAAGACCAGCGTTGACGCCATCATGAAGTTCTTCACAGACCTGCCCGGCTGGATTCTGGGCGCTCTGCAAGCCCTGCCCGGCCTCGCGCTCCAGGGCCTCAAGGACTTCGCCTATGCGGTCGGCTTCGGCATCGGTCTAGTCGTCAAGGAAGTTGAGGCGTTCCCCGGTCAGGTTGTCGCCCTCTTCACAACGCTGTGGCACGACGTCGTCAGCCTCGCGTCAGCGCTGTGGACAGACGTCGTCAACGGCTGGAACACGATGGTCACAACTGTGGTCAGCGTTGTGACAGCCCTCCCCGGCCAGCTTATGAGCGTCTTCACGGGGCTGTGGCACGACGTCACGGGTCTTGTGAGCAAGCTGTGGAGCGACGTCACGGGGTTCTTCAAGCGCATCGCAAGCGACGCGTGGAACGCGCTCACAGCGCTGCCCGGTCAGATCGCAGGTCTCTTCACAAAGCTGTGGAACGACGCCACAACGGCCGTGTCGACAGGCGTTACCGCCACGCTGAAGTTCTTCTCGGACTTGCCCGGCAAGGCCGTCAGCGCGCTGTCGTCGCTCGGCGAGGACATCAAGGGTGTCTGTAAGGACGCCGTCCATTGGCTTGAGCAAGCGGGCTCGGATGTCATCAATGGACTGATCAACGGCATCAAGGGCGCATGGCACAAGGTGACCGACCTTGCCGGACAACTCGGCGACGCCGTGTCGCAGGGCTTTAAGGACGCGCTCGGCATCAACTCGCCGTCAAAGGTCTTCAAGGCATTCGGTGAGGGCACCGTCGAGGGCTACGTCATGGGCATCACCGGCACGCAGCATCAGGCCATCAATTCCGTTCGCTCTATGGCGGGCGGAGTCGTCGGCGCATTCAACGGTAATGGTCCGGTGGGCGTTGGCGTCGCCCTGGCAAGTGCAGTGGGCGGAGGCCGCACTCTCAACTACTACGCAGGCGGTAACGGGCTTTCCTCCGAAGAGGAATTGTTTGCTGCCGCCGGTCGAGCAAGGATGGTGTGGTAATGCCGAAGCTACGGCTTGAGTCGTCAACGGACGCCTTCGACCTCGACGGCATTTTCGGGAACGGGCTCGGCGTCGTTGCGCTTGACGGCGTAAACGGCGTCGGCCTCCCCTCCGTCAGCGCTCAGTGGATCGAGGGCGCGGGGGACGGCGCCGTATGGCGTGGCGAGCGCGTGCTACCGCGCGATATCGACCTTCCGCTCTACATCGCCGCCCCCGACCGCGCCACGCTGCGAGCCACGACCGCGCGCCTCGCACAGATGCTCGCAGGCCCGATGACGCTCCGGTTCGTCGAGGACGACGGCACGTCGTGGACACTCGCCGTGCGCCGGACCGGCGGGGGCCAGATGGTCCTAGGCACCGACACGAACCGGGCCGTCACCGAGGCAAGTACGGTGATCAGCCTCCGGGCCGGTGACCCGTTCTGGACGTCCTCGACCGTGCAGCGCGCCTCGGTCACCGCCCTGATTGGCCGTGGCCTGCTGAGCTACGACCCTGACGGAAGCGGCCCCACGGCGCGCGGCGGGTCATCGCTGTCGTTCCTGCGCGTGTCCGCGTCGCAGACGCTCGGCGCGTTCACGATGGCCAACGACGGCGACGCCCCGGCCTACCCCAAGTGGACCGTCACCGGCCCCGGCTCAAACCTCGTCGTCACGTCGAGCACGGGGGAGAGCTTCGCGTGGAACGGCACCCTCGGCACCACGGACACGCTCACCATCGACACCCGACAGGCCACCGTGACCGACCAGACCGGCGCGTCACGGTACGCCTCGCTCGGGACCGCGCCGCGACTGTGGCGCGTACAGCCCGGAGTGACGACCGCCAACGTCGCACTGACCGGCTCTACCTCGGCAACAACCATCGTCGTCGAGTGGCAACCTAGGAGATGGACGGTCGTCTAGCCATGTTTGAGTTCACAGTCGAGGTCCGAGACAAGACCCTCGCCCGCGTCGGTCAGATCCTCCCTGAAGACTTGAACCTGACCATCACCGAAGAGTTCAACAACGTCGGTAGCTGGACCCTCGTCATCGCCAACGGACACCCGATGGTGCCCGCGCTTCGGACTCCGGGCGCGGGCATCGTCGTAACCCGCATCGACACGGGCGCCGTCCTCATCTCCGGCCCCGTCGTCAGCCCGGCCCTGGAAATGTCGGCCGCCGCGCCCGATGGCAAGGTCACGATTTCCGGGGTCACTGACAGCGTCATCCTCGCCGACCGGCTCGCCTACCCGCAGCCCTCCAACAGCGACGCGACCACGCAGACGGCTGCAAACGACGTCCGCACGGGCGCCGCTGAAGACCTGATGTTCGCGTACGTCGATCAGAACATCGGCCCGTCTGCCCTCGCCCCGAACTTGCTTACCGGCGACGCCTCGACCTTCGAGAGCAGCACCGGCGGATGGATCAACTCGCTAAACGGCCCGGTCGCGCAGACCACGGCGCAGGCGCACAGCGGTACCGGTTCCCTCCAGACCACCGCCACCGCAGCGGGCACGGTTGACGTGGCCAACACCTCGTCAGGGACCATCACCGCGAACGGCAAGACCACCGCGCCCGGCGACCAGTGGTACGCCGAGGCGTGGGTTCGGGCCGCAGCCACAGGCCGAAGCGCGGGAATTGCTGTGCAGTTCTTCAACGCCTCTGGCGTTAACGTCGGTACATACTTCGGTACGCGGGTAGCGGACGTGACCACAGGCTGGACGTTGGTCACCGTTACCGTCACCGCGCCCGCCAATGCGGCATACGCGCGCCTGCTCGTCGAATGGCAGTCATGCGCCGCCGCCGAAGTTCACTACGTGGATGACGTCGTGATGCGACGTGGCTTCGGCCGCCGCGAGACGCGCCTAACGTTGGGCACGAACGGGCACCGTGGCGCGACGCTGACCAAGGCCCCCCGATTCCAGCCGCTCGGCGCCCTGCTCGACGAGATAGGCACCGTCGCCGACTACCCGACCGGCACCGGCCGTCAGCTCGGTTTCCGCGTCGTCCAGTCCGGCGCCGCGCTGACGTTCCAGACCTACGCCACCGCCGACAAGTCGGCCGCCGTCCGTTTCGACGTCGACAACGGGACCCTTGCGTCAAGCAAGGTCGCCACGGCCGCGCCAACCGTCACGCGTACCGTCGTGGGCGGTCAGGGCGACGGCACGGCCCGAACGATGCAGGAAGTGACCAGCACCGCGAGCCTCGCCGCCGAGACGGCATGGGGACGGCGCATCGAGCAGTTCATCGACCAGCGACAGACGAACGACGCCGCGCAGTTGACGGCCGCCGGAAACGACGCCCTCGCGCAGGGCGGACTGTCTCAGTTCGCTATGCAGCTCACGCCCGCCGATGACACGGCTTGGGTGTACGGGGTCGACTACAGCCTTGGCGACATCGTGACCGTTGTAGTCCGCAACGGCGGCACCGACCCGCTCGCCGCGACCGAGCTTTCCACGATGGTGACCGGCTACGTCCTCAAGGCCGACGCGTCCGGCAAGCGCTTCGGGGCCGTCCTCGGTCAGCCCTCGGCCGCGCAGCAAGCCGACTTCTCCGCGCGCCTGTCCAACCTTGAGCGCACGGGGACGGTAACAACCTTTGCGAAGCTGTCCGATATCGCCCTGACGACTCCGACGACAAACGACACGCTCACCTATGACGGCACGACCGGTAAGTGGAAGAACGCGAACGCGTTGAACCTAGGCGCCCCCGCCACCACGACCGCCGTGATCAACGTCGCCAGGGCCTCACTGACTGACGACGCCCTCGCGGTACAGGGATCGGGGGACGGGAACGGCCGGTTCTTCCTCGCCGTGTCCGGTCAGCATCGGTGGAGCGATGGAACGAACAGCTCTGACACACGCCTCTATCGCTCGGCCGCCGGGACGCTGACCACGGACGGCAATTTCAACGTCGCTGGCAGCCTGACCGGCGCTGGCGCCCCGATGCAGCGTCAGGTCTTCACCGGTAACGGCACGTGGACCAAGCCCGCCGGGGCGAAGTGGGTCCGCGTCGTCGCCATCGGTGGCGGTGGCGGTGGCGGTGGCGTGCCCTCGGTCGCGTCCGGACTATCCGCGCACGCAGGCGGCGGGCAGGCAGGCAGCTATTCAGAGTCCTACCTCGCCGCATCCACCTTCGGCACCTCGGCCGCCATCGTCATCGGTGGTGGCGGGGGCGGCGGCACGGGCTCTGTGAACGGCACGGGCGGTGGCACCACGACCGTAGGCGGCACGATCGTCACGGCCCCCGGCGGTAGCGGTGGCGGGTTCAACGGCGGATCTGCCGAGGTCTACGCGGGCGCAACCGGCGGGCAGGGTACCGCGACCGGCACCGGTCAGATTGCCATCCCTGGGGCGCCCGGTGGATGGGGTTTCGGTGGTCCGCACTTCGGAACCGGTGGCCTCGGCGGTAGTTCGCCGTACGGCGCTGGTGGCGGAATTGCGACCAACGGCTCAAGTGGCGTCGTTTACAACGGCTCCAGCGGCACCGGATACGGCGCGGGTGGCGGTGGCGCCGCCGCCTCTCAGGGGACCTCGACATCCGGCACGGGCGGAAGCGGCTCCGGCGGAATCGTCATCATCGACACCTATTTCTAAGGAGCCAGAGAATGGCCATCTCCTACTACCCCTTCGAGAACGCCGACACCACCGAAACGCAGTACAGCGCCCTGATGCGCGAACTCCAGGAATCCGGAGTCTGCGACTCGGCGGGCGGTACCGGCCTGAAGGTCTCCGTGGGTTCTGGTTCTTCCGTGAACATTCAGGCGGGCTCGGCGATCCTGCGCGGATTCCAGGTCATCAGCGACGCGACCGTGAACCTGACCGTGACCGGCCCGGCATCCTCGACGCGTATCGACCTCGTGGTTGCGCAGCTCAACCCGACCGCCAACACGATCACGTTCGTAGTCAACGCGGGCACGCCCGGTTCCGGCACCGCGCCGAGTCCGGCGCAGTCGCTCACGGACATCTACGAGATCCCGCTCGCGACTGTGTCCGTGGCGACCTCGGGCACGCTGACCGTGACCGACGCGCGATGGTTCGTCGGCATGCGCGTTCGCCCGCACAAGAACGCGACCCGACCGGCCGCGAACGCCGTCCGCCTCGGGCAACTCGCGTTCAACGTCGACACGCTGGCGTACGAGTACAGCAACGGCACGTCATGGGTCGCGTTGCTGCCAACGCTGGTCAACCAGGCCACTAACTGGGGTCCGGGCTCGGGCTATTCCCTGGTCGTCCAGACCGCCACGCCGCCGGTCACCGCTAACACCATTTGGATCAAGCCGACCGCGTAAGGACCGCAACCCATGCCCACCTTCTACGGCGCGACGGTCGACAACGGCCGCGTTTACATCACGGTCACCCTCAACAGTCAGTCGCAGGCCACGAACACCTCGCAGATTTCATGGGCGTTCGGCTGGGACTTCCTCGGCACGCCGTCAGACCGCGAGCTAGACAACGGGTACGTCGTCATTGACGGCACCGCCCGTTACAACGTGCCCGGTCGCGTCCGTGACTACCCGCTCGGCCGCAGCGGGACCGGGCTCTATCAGGTCGCCTCGGGCACCTTCACAGTCGGCCACGACGCAAACGGCTACCACACCGTGACAGTCGACGGTCACCTTCAGGGATACCCGAGCGCTTACTCAACGCTGACGTCCGTTGGGCTGTACGCCTTGCCCCGCATCCCGAAGCCCCCCGGCGCTCCGGGCGCTCCGGGCCTGTCCCTGGCAGCGAGTTCCGGCCCAAACTCCCGCACCATCAACGTCAACATCCCGTTTCCCGCCGACAACGGCGGTTCGGCCGTGACCTCGTTCCGAATCCAGTTCGCGACCGACTCCGCGTTCACGAACGTCACCTCCGACTACACGACCGGGTACGGCACTTCGGCCGTGGGCAACTACGCGACCACGTACTACGTCCGCGCGTGGGCCATCAACGCCATCGGGACCGGCCCGGTCAGCACAACGTCAAGCATCACGACCGGCGCCGACATACCGGCTGCGCCGACCATCGGCGCCATGTCCGCTATCGGCCCGGTCAGCGCCGCTGTCTCCTGGTCGGCCCCGTCCACGAACAACGGCTCGGCCCTGACCGGCTATGACGTGCAGTGGGCCGCAGACAGCGCCTTCACGACAGGCGTTGTCACGCAGGCCGTAGGGACGTCCGCGTCTCCGTACACGATGACCGGCCTCAACCCCGCGACGACGTACTACGTCCGCGTGCGCGCCAAGAACTCCATCGGCGCGTCGGCCTGGTCCGGCTCGCTGTCGTTCCTGACTCTCCCGTCCGTCCACGTGCCCAACGCGGGACTGACGGCGTGGGTTGACGCCATCGTCTACATCGAATCCGGCGGTGCGTGGGTTCCGGTGCAGATCAAGACCCCTAAAGCAGACGGGACCGCGTGGGTTTAGCTCATGGACTCGACCATTGTTGCCGCGATCATCGCCGCCGGTTCCGGCGTCGCAACCACTGTTCTCACGATCCGCCAGCGGCGGGAAATGCTCGTCGTTCGTGGCGAGGTCAAGAACAGCCACACCACCAATCTCCGCGAGGACGTTGACGCAGTGCTCGGCAAGCTTGACGCCGTCATTGACGGTCAGCGCCGACACGACGCCGAGATCTCCGGGCTCCGCGCTGACATGCGCGTTGAGCGCCAAGAACGCCTCGCACTCGCCGACCGTCTGAAGGAGTCACACCATGAGTGATGTAGGGCTCGACTACGCGTGGTCGCACCCTGACCTGACCACCGCATGGAACTCGGGTTACCGGTTCATGTCCCGCTACCTGTCGTGGCTGCCCAACGGCAAGGTCATCACGTCCGCCGAGTACCGCGACCTGCTCGCCAAGGGCTTCGAGGTCTCGCTCAACTGGGAATACGCCGCAAAGGACCAGCTCGGCGGCGCCGCCTCGGGCAAGCTTCACGCGAACGAGGCCGTCAAGCAGGCTCGCGCCCTCGGCTACGAGCCGGGGTCCACGATCTACTTCTCGGCTGACTTCGACGCGACCGAGGCGCAGCAGGCCGCCATCAACGCCTACATGACCGCCGCGAAGGCCATCGTTCACGCCGCCGGGTACCGCATCGGCATCTACGGCGGTTTCTGGGTCGTCAAGCGCGCGTTCGACGCTGGCGTAACTGACGACGGCTGGCAGACCTACGCATGGTCCGGCGGTCAGTGGGACCCGCGCGCGCACATCCGCCAGGACCACAACGGCATCAAGTGCGGCGGCGCCGACTGCGACCACAACACCCGCGTGGGCACGACCTACCTCGCGGGCCGCAAGACCGGCTCGGCCCCGGCCCCTGCGCCTGCACCGGCCCCCAAGCCCGCCCCGGCCCCGGCGCCCTCGGGCACGCGCTACATCGTGCAGAGTGGCGACAGCCTGTCGAGCATCGCCGCCAAGTTCCACATCGCCGACTGGCGCGTGATCTACCACGCGAACGAGTCGACGATCGGTTCGGACCCCAACCTGATCCGCGCCGGATGGGTGCTCACCATCCCCGGCTCGGCCCCGGCCCCTGCGCCTGCACCGGCCCCCAAGCCCGCCCCGGCCCCGACTCCGGCCGCGACCACGTACACCGTCCGCAGTGGCGACAGCCTGTCGAGCATCGCCGCCAAGTTCGGCATCGCCGACTGGCACACGCTCTACAACGCGAACGTGCGCGTGATCGGCTCTGACCCGAACCTGATTCGCGCCGGATGGGTCCTCACAATCCCCGGCACGGCCGCGCACCAGGCCGCCGCCGTCGCCGCCCCGGTGCCTGCCCCGGTCGCCGTGGTCGCGCCGCCTGCGCCCGCTCCGGTCGTTGTCGCGCCGGTCCCCCCGGCCGCCCCCATCAGGGTGCCGGTCGCCGTGCCCGTGCCCGTAACGGCCCCTGAGCCCGCTCCGGCGCCCACACCGGCCCCTGAGCCCGCTCCGGCGCCCGAGCCGGTACCGGCGCCCACCCCGGCGCCCGTAGCGCCTCCTGAGCCCGCTCCGGCCGCTGTTGACCCCGTCCTGTCGTGGGTCGCCTCCCTAAAGGACGAGGTCGCGCACGTGGCCGACATCGTCAACCACCTGCCCGCTGTCGAGGTCCCCGTCCCCGCCGACGCCCTCGCGCCCGCCCCGGAAGGAACCCCCCGCGCTATGTTCACCGTCGCCTACTGGCGCTATGTCGCCGAGCGCAGCATCAAGACGTTCGTGCAGACCCTCGTCGCCATGCTCGGCATCGGTCAGACCAGCATGGTTGCGGTCAACTGGGGCAACATGGCCGCCGTCGCCGGTACCGCCGCGCTGGTCTCCGTGCTGACCTCGGTCAGTGTTCTCAGCGGCTCCACCGTCGTCGAGTCCCCGCAGTCCCCGCAGGCCCCGGCCGCGTAGTCGGCTGCGCCTAACGTTACGCCCCGCTCGGTTGTCGCACGTCGACACTGGGCGGGGCGTTTCGGTTTGCTATGTCAGAGAGCTGCGCCCTACGATGAGCGCATGCCAACCAAGCGCGCCACCGAAGCCGAGATCAGCCGCGTACTGCGCGCCATCCGGTCGCTTCCGGAGGACGACCGCGACCGCCGCACGGCGCTGTTGCGCGACCTCGCCGAGGCGACCGTGAGCTACCGTGAGCACTTCCTCGGCGCGTCCGGTGACCCAGACTGGGCCGGTCGCACGGGCGCCTACCGCGCCGCGATCACTGAACTGTACGGCGGCGCCGGTTTCAGTCCGTCCGACGCGAAGGTGACTCAGAAACTCGCCCGCTACCACATCGCCAACACGCTCCGCGAGCGCCTGTCGGCCGAGGACATCGAGGCCATAGGGCTCCGCGCAGAGACGCCACGCGAGCGCCAGGCCGAGCTACGCGAGCGCACGTCCGCCCTGGTCGCCGCCGCAGCAGTTGAGGGCATCCCGCAGACGGCCGCCGAGCGCCTGGCGTATCTCCGTGGGGTCTTGGCCGTCTTCAACGCCATTCGGCCCCTCAGCGCCGCCGAGAGGGCGAGCATGGACTACCGCCAGCACTTCCAGGACGCCCGCCTCTTGCTGGAGTCGATCGCATCCCGCGCGAACGAGATCATCCGCACGTGGCCGCCGCCGCCCGGGGTGGAGTAGGCCGCCAGGGTCGCAAAGGGTCGCAGGGACGCACGCGCAGGGCCGCAGGGTCGCAAGCCAAACCGGTTTGCGACCCTCACTTTTTGGGACATCCCCGGCGCCGGACCACTCATGACGTCCGGTTCCGCACCCGTATGACCGTTTTGGAGGGTCGCAAGGGTCGCAAGGGTCGCAGGGGCGCAAGGGTCGCTCGCTGCGATCCGCCGCCGCCCCTTCCCCTCTTTGTAATTCGGACATTACTACTCTTACTTCTCTTTCTTTATTATAACTATTATGGGCGCCCCCGCTCCGCCGCGTTTTGCCCGACCGTTGCGACCCTTGCGACCCTGTCCACGAACCCTGATTTCCCCCCGCTCGACACGTCATCGGTGACACTGACCGCCCCCCCGCTCGGGAAGGCACCACCACCCATGACGACCCCCAAGGTCCGCACGCTCACGCGCGGTTCGTCCCGCTACTACGTCCACCCCGACACCGGCTTGAAAATCCCTGGCGTTACCTCGGTCATCGGCATGCTCCCGAAGCCGTTCCTTCAGCACTGGACCGGCAAGGTCGTGGCCGAGTACGCGATCGACCACCTCGGCGACATGGTGAACATCGTTCTCCGGGGCGACCGGCAAGGCGCGATCGACTACCTCAAGGGCGCCCCCCGCCGGACCACCGCGCAGGCCGCCGAGATTGGCACCCTCGCGCACTCCGCGTTCGAGGACATCGCCAACGGCAAGGACCCAAAGGTTTCGCCGGACGTGCTTCCGTTCGCGCAACTGTTCGCCCGCATGCTCAAGGACATAGATCTCAAGGTCGAGTTGCAGGAACAGACCGTGCACAGCGAGCAGCACGATTACGCGGGCTCGTTCGACGGCTTCGGCTACATCGACGGCAAGCCCGTGTTCATCGACTACAAGACGACCCGTTCCGGCATCCATGCTGAGGTCGCCCTACAGCTCGCCGCGTACCGCTACAGCGACAACATTCTGAGCCCGGACGGCTCGACCACGCCCACGCCCAAGGCTGACGGCGGGCTGGTCGTTCACGTGCGCCCCGAGGGCCTACAGGTGGTCGAGGTCGACTGCGACGAGGACGTGTTCAAGTACTTTCTGCACCTGCGCGAGATCTTCCGGTGGGTCGACGGCAAGGAAAGGGAAGTGATCGCCCCCTCGCCCGCCTACCGGCTCGACTTCGAGACCATCGCCGCCGAGCACAAGCCCGCCGCCCGTCGAGGCCGACGCGCCGCCGCGTAGCAACTCCCCCACGAACGGCCCGTCAGGCACCCGATGCCCGGCGGGCCGTTCGGCATTTCCCCCCACTCGACACGTCATCGTCGCAACCCGCTCCACCACTCAGAGAGGAACGCTCGTGTTCCAGCCACTCGCCGACGCCGCAGAGACTTTCGCTGTCGCCCGCGACCGCTACGCCTACGCCGTCAAGGCGCGCGACAACGAGGCCGCCGCAGACGCGCTGTACGAGGCCGTCACGACTGCGAATCAGATCCTCGTGTTCCTCGGCCTCATCCCCGCCTACGCGTGCGGAGAGTGCGCGAACTGCAAGGCCAACGCCGCCCACGACGCCGACGCCGTCCACCTGTCCGCCGACGAGGACGAGACGGCCCGGCGCCTGCTCGGCTCCGTCGACTTCGATTTCACCGCTGAGGAGTCCGAGTGAGCACGCCCAACGGTTATGAGACGCGCCTCGACGATGAGCGCGACGTGATTTGGCTCGCCGGTCTGCTGGAAGGTGAGGGCACCTTCGACATGCACCGTGGCAAGTACCCCCGCGTCCGCGTCGGCATGACCGATCGGGACATCGTCGGCCGTGCCGCAACGCTGATGGGCTCGCGCGTGACCCTGCGCCTTCACAGCGCCCCGGCGCAAGCCACGTGGCACGCCGAGGTGTCCGGGGTCAAGGCCGTACAGGTCATGGAAGCCATCTTGCCCACGATGGGCTCTCGCCGGTCCGGCACCATCGCCACCATCCTCGGCCAGTCCGGCAAGACGATCAACAAGCCCAAGCCCACGCGCCCGCCCGGCCTCCCGCTGCCCGAGTAGTCGCGCCCAACGTTACGCGCTCCGCCCGGAGGGGCTTCCCCCCGCCAGACACGTAAAGGGTGTCGGCCCCCCGGGGCGTTTTCCCACGTCAGACAGCAAATCCAGAGAGGCAGTACTTTGGCACTCAACATCTTCCGGACCGCCGAGGAGCAGAACGCGCAGCCCAAGGCGCAGTTCGACGACATCGTTGGATCGTTCCGCGCGGGCTTCCTGGAGAACGGCACGCCGCAGTCCCTCAACGAGTGGCGCGTGACGACCGGCGACCCGATCGTTGCCGAGGCCATCCACGAACTGCTCGGCGGTGAGGCCCCGGCCGAGTGGGAGACCAAGGGCGAAGAGTCCTTGGAGGTCTACACGGCCGCCAAGTCCGTGACGATCGTCCTCGACGGCCCCCGGGCCGTGCGCCAGCGGTTCGTGCAGCGCAACCGAAACGGCGAAATCGTCTACACCAGCGACGGCGCCATGAAGGACGACGGCGAGCGCGACCCGCACGCGTCGATGACTCTCGACGAGCGGTTCAAGCTGGCCTCGGACGGGCTCGGCCCGGCCCTGGAAACCACGCTGTGGTTCCACCTCGACGACAGCATGGGCAACGTCACCATTCAGGGCGACGTCGGCCGCGCCTCGGACCTCGGCAAGTTCCGGTACAGCTCGACCGGCAAGAGCATCGGCAAGCAGGTGGACCGGGACCGCATCGAGCAGCAGCTCATCGACTACGCCGAGGACAGCGAGGACGGGCAGCCCGTTCCGGTCCGCGCCAAGCTGACCATCGAGCGCGTCTCGTTCACCGCCAAGACCGGCGCCCGCGCGGGAAAGCTGGTCGAGTACAACACCGCCGTCATCAAGCTGCTCGGCCCGGTCCGATGAGCGAGGACGACGGCGCCTACAAGACGCCTTCCCGCGCTGCGGTCTTCGCCGCAAACCTCGTCCTGGCCGTCTTCCTCGCGTTCGGCGTCGCCTTCGGCGTCACGTTCCTGTGGGCCTCGGTCCGCATCGTCGAGGCCATAACCGCCGTTGGCTCCCGCTGATCCATCCCCTACGCCCCGTCCCCGCCGCACTCGACGCAGCGGGGGCGGGGCGTTTCACGTTCCCGGAAGGACCCACCATGGCTATCCGCACTCGCCCCGCCGCGCAGCCGCTTGAGGGCCGCGCCCCCCGCCTCGTCGAGGTGGTCCTCGGCACCCGCTACAACGGCCGCCCGGCTGCCTCGGTCGTCCTCATCACCGCGATCACGCCCACGGGCCGGTTCACCCTCGACGACGCCGACGAGGCCGAGGCGCTGGCGCACGCCTTGCTGACCGCCGCCGACCACTTGCGGGGCGAGGCCGCGTGAGCAACCCGAACAAGGCCAAGGGCACCGCGTGGGAACTCGCGGTGCGCCGGTACCTGCGCGCCCTCGGCATCGACGCGTTCAAGCCGTACGAGGAAGGCCACGACGACGCAGGCGACATCCACGGCGTAGACCCGTTCATCCTGCAAGCCAAGAACTACCGGTCGTGGCAGGACGCGATACGGGAAGGGCTCGACGGCGCCGAGCGTCAGAAGCGCGTTGCCGGTGTCCGCTGGGGCGCCGCTGTCGTCAAGCGGCTGCGCCGGACCGACCCCGGAGAGGCGTTCGTCGTGATGACCCTGGCGACGTTCGCCGAAGTGCTGCTCGACCTCCGCGCCGACGCGCATTGCCAGTCCTGCGACTGTCCCGAGGACGTCCTCTTTCCCCCCGCCTGACACGTCATCGGCGCACGCAACCGGCCGGACGCCCCGGCTCGGACCGAATCAGACCGAGAGGCATGACGCATGGCTATCACCGCCGCCGACGTCGTGGCCGAGGCGCACCGCATGTTCGCGTTCGTCCGGACGCCCGCAGGCGAGCCCTACGCCATACCCAAGGGCGACGGCGCACTACGTATCGCCTTGACCCTCGACCAGGCCGCTACCGACCTCGCCGCCGCCTTCCTCGCGACGGGCGACATTCCCGGGCCGCAGACCATGACCAGCGCCCTTACCGTCCTGTCCGCCGTCACCCGCAACGCCGAGGTGCGCGAGATCTATCTACGCCTCGCGCGCATCGGCGACACCACCTATCTCGACCTCGGGACCCCCTCGGGTGCGTACGTCGAGGTGTCCGCGTCCGGCTGGACCGTCCGCGATCCTCGGCACGGTTGGGAGTGCCCGGCCCTGTTCACCCGGTCGTCCACGACCAACGCCCTGCCCTTCCCGGAGTCGGGCGGGGCGCGCGCAGAGCTGGCCGCGCTGCTGGCGCTGTCCCTCGACGACGACCGGTTCCGCATCGCGTGGGCATGGCTGGTCGCTCAGGTCTTCCCCGAGACCGCCCGCCCGATGATCTACTTCCTCGGCTCGCAGGGCTCGGGCAAGACGACGCGCGGGCTCATGCTCGCGAACGTCTTGGAGCCGCAGACCGAGATGGGTTCCGTGCTCAAGCGGTCCGAGAAAGAGAACAACCCCGTAGCCAAGGCGAACTATCTCCTGACCGCCGACAACATGACCAAGTTGTCAGAGGACGTATCCAACTGGCTGTGCTCGCTGGTCACCGGCCATCGCGTGATCGAGCGCAAGCTCTACACGAACTCGGACACCGTGGCGTACAGCCTCAAGCGCACCGGCATCTTTACCGGCAAGATCAAGCCCGCCGGTCTGGAGTCCGACGCCGAGGAACGCATGATCTTCCTTGAGTTCGAGCGCATGACCGTTGACCGCATCCGCGCGGACGATGACCTGATGGCCGATCTCCGGGAGGCTCACCCGCGCATCCTCGGGGCCGTCCTCGACGACATGGCCGCCGTTCTGGCCATCATCGGCGAGGTGTCGACGGCGGACACGGACGGATACCGGTTCGTCAACTTCGCCAAGGTCTTTGCCGCGATGGACCGGGTAGACACGCCCGGGTACATCGGCGCCCTCAACCGTGAGGCGACCGAGGCACTGACCGAGCGCGTCTTTGACGAACCCGTCCTCATCGCGTTGCTCCGTGCGACGGCCGCCGAGGACGACGGCGAGTGGTCCGGCACGGCCGGTGAGTTGCTGCACGCGATCGGCCGCTACGCCCCCGACGATGCCGGACGCCCCGGCCGCGCCTGGTGGCCAGCATCGCCCAAGGGCCTCGGTACGCACCTGCGCAATCAGCAGCACGCGCTTTCCCTCGCCGGTCTGCGCGTGGAGTTCCGCAAGTCCAACGGCTCTCGGCTCATCTTCACGACCATCACGCCCGAGGCGCGCGAGCGCTGGTCGGCTCCGCAGTCCATCGCAGACATCGCCGACGCCCTGGGAGGCGGTAACAGATGACCCCGACAGCAGAGATCATCGTTCGCCGGATGGCCTCGACCGGATACCTACCGAGCGAGGCCGTCCTACGCGGCCTCGGCGTCAAGGATCGTGAGTTCGTGGCCATCTGGACCGACGTTCACCGCGACAACCGGCCAGAGCGCGAGGTCGTGGCCGAGACGCTGCTCACCCTCGCTACCGAGGTGACCGGCGAGGAACAGCGCCGGACGTCCTCGGCCCTGTTCGCCCTGACGCAAGCCGTCTTCGACCGTGGAGACGTCGCCTTGCCCGAGTCCCACGTCCCCCGGACGCTGGCCGTCCTGCACGACGTGCAGCGCCTCGACCTGACCGAGACAGCCAAGTCCGCCAGCATGCTTGACGCCGCGATCCGCCGCCTCGGCTTCCGCATGCTCGCGCAAGCGCTGGGCGTTTCCCCCCGCTAGACACGTCATCCGCGACCGTTCGGCCCGTCCTCGACTACTCCCGAGGGCGGGCCGCTTTGGCGTATCAGAGAGGCCGCGACGTGCGCACATTCCCCTACACCCTCGACGGTCGAGAGACCATCACCTACGTTCCCGAGTCCGAACGCGAGCTACCCCGGTTCTGGTCGTTCATGGAACGGGCGGGCCGCGCCCGGCTCGGCTTCGACACCGAAACGACCGGCCTCGACATCTACGGCCGCAATCACCGCCTGCGCACCGCTCAGTTCGGCTCGCTCGCCCTCGGCGAGGCGTGGGTGTTGCCGGTCGAGCGAGGCGCGGCCTACGCCGACGCCACGCGCCGCGTGCTCACCGCGCATCCCGCGTTCACCGCCCACAACGCGCCATACGACGCGCAGGTGATCGACAGGCACCTTGGCGTGAAGCTTGAGGCGTTCATGCCCAAGGTCCGTGACCCCCGGATTCACGCGCACCTGCTCGACCCGCGCGCCAAGTCCGAGGGCGGCATCGGGCTTCGGTTGAAAGACCTCGCCGCCGTCTACGTCGACAACACCGCGCCGGACACCGAGGACGGGCTCACGGCCGTCTTCCGCTCGCTCGGCCTGACCAAGGACACCGGCTTTGCCCGCGTGCCCATCGACGACCCTACGTATCTGGCCTACGCAGGTCTTGACACCCTGCTCGTGTCCGGCCTCGACGAGAGGCTTTGGGAGGCCATCGCGGGCATCCCTGGTCAGGCCGCGCTGTCCGAGTTTGAACACCTCATCGCCCTGATCCTCGCCAGCATGCAGCGGCGCGGCATGCGCCTTGACGTCGAGTACACAACGACCCTCGTGAACAACCTTCAGGCCGAGGGCGACCTCTGGCGAGGCAAGGCCGCGACGCTCGGCGTCGACTCCGTGGGCTCGCCCGCGAAGGTCGCCGCGCGGCTACTGGAGATGGGCGAGCGGCTGACCGAGCGGACCGACTCCGGCGCGTTCAAGGTTGACCGGGCCGTCCTGCTCGGCCTGTCCGACCTCGACCGCGATTGGAAGCGCATAGGCGCCCGCGAGCCGAACCCCGTTGCCGAGTCCGTCCTCCGTGCCAAGCGCGCCGACAAGTGGCGCGTGACCTACGCCGAGGCGATGCTCAACCTTCGCGACGACGCCGACCGCGTCCACCCGTCGCTCGGCGGGCTGATGGCGCGTACGGCGCGCATGTCGGTTTCGAGCCCGCCGCTCCAGCAGTTGCCATCGGGTGACTGGACGATCCGCCGCTGTTTCATCTCGGACCCCGGCGCCGTCTGGGGCGGCATCGACTTTCAGGCCGTGGAAATGCGCGTGCTCGCCGCCCTGGCCAACGTCAAGGCGATGACGCGCGCCATCCTCGACGGCGACGACTTGCACGCGTTCACGGCCGCGATGGTCGAGGGCTGCTCGGTCGAGGAGTTCACCGCGCGCCTCGACGCTGGCGACAAGGCCGCGCACAAGGCCCGGAAGCTTCTCAAGGGGGTTGGCTTCGGCAAGGTCTACGGCGGTGGCGCTACGACGCTGTCACGGCAGACCGGCGCGGCCATGGCCGACGTCAAGCGCGCGATCGAGGCATACGACCGCGTGTATCCCGAGGTGCGGAAGTACAGCAAGGCCATTCAGCGTGAGGCCGCCTACGGCAAGCGCGAGGTGGTCACGCCCACGGGCCGTCACCTGCCGATGGACCGTGACCGTTCGTACGCAGGGCTCAACTACATGATTCAGAGCACGGCGCGTGATCTGCTCGCGCAGGCTCTCGTCAACGTCCACGCGTCCGGCCTGCTCGACTACGTGCTCTTGCCCATCCATGACGAACTCATCGTGCAAGCGCCCGAGGCCGACATGACCGAGGTCATGCGCGCGGTAGGCGACTGCATGGCTACGACGTTCAAGGGCGTTCCCATCGCCGTTGACGGCGAGGTCTTCGGCACGTCGTGGGGCTTCGGCTACGGCGCCCCCCACTGATCACACCAGGTAGCGGCCGGCCTCGCTCTCCGTAATCGAGGGCGAGGCCGTTTCCCCCCGCCGAACACGTCATGTCCGACCCCCGACGAAAGGCACTCCCGTATGGCTTCCTGGCGACTCCGCGTCGAGGCAGAGTCCTTCGACTGGTCTACCGGCGCGTGGTCGATTGACCGCGTCGTGGTCGACGCGACCACCGAGGCCGACGCCCTCGCGAACTACGGCCCCGCCGTCGCGCAGTTCATCGCCGACCGGCCGGACTCGCCCCGCTGGCACCTGCGCGCCCACATCGAGCGACGCCCGAACAACTCCGACGTGTGGATCAAGCGGCACACGATCCATCACCACTTCGCCGACCACTGAGAGGCACCGACCGTGGAGACGCTTACCGAACTGGTCCACCTGCTCGACGCGACGGCCGATGACCGCTGGCGCCCCGGGCATCCCTCGACGCGCCCCCGCGTCTCGTCCGCCGACCGCGCGCACGACGCGACGCGCCCGGACGACCCCACCGCCGACGCCGTCTGTGACGACGCGCGGATCTACCTCGCGTGGGCATGGCGCGCCGCGCTGGTGCACGTGCAGTGGCTCGCCGCCCGCCCGCGTGGCGTGGCGCGTGACTACTGCATCCACGCGAGCGAGTCCGAGACCGCGTATCACCTCGACACGCTCAACGCCGCCTATACGTGGTGGCTCGGACCTGCGAATACGTGATGCACGTGATGCCTGTGTGACTTGTGGGGCCACGGCCTGGTCACGCTCCGTTCACCTCTTGACGCCCCCAAAAGTCGCGCCTAACGTTAGCCGCGCCTAACCACAAGTTCGCAGATCAGAGCCACTTTGGCGCCCCAAGAATCAGAGGAGATATATCCATGTCTTTCTACGCCGCCACGCCCAACGTTGCGCCCGACACCGACGCCCGCGACATCTGGACCGAGGCCGCCCGACAGGCAGACGCGTTCGTCGGCATCACCGCCGCCGCGATTCGCGACCTCTGGCAGAACGACCACGCCGCCATCGTGGGCGACGAGGCCGCCCTCGTGGCGCTCGCCCTGTCCGATGAGCCGTCCCTCGACCGCGAGGCCGCCAGGGAGGCTCTGACGGCCGCCTACGTAGGCGGTCCGGTCAAGCGCATCGTCGCCGTCCACTCCCGCCGGTCCGACGCCGACGACATCCGGCAATCGGCCCTTGAGGGTCTTTGGCGCGGCCTGAATGCCTTCAACCCCGCCAAGCACCGTCGCCCCGTCGCCACGATCGAGCGCGAGGTCTTGGCCGCCCTCGACGCCGTCCACGCCGCCCGGTTCGGCATGAAGGTTCCCGAGGCGCAGCGCCTCGCCTACTCCAAGGCCCGTGACGAGGCCGTCCGGCGCACGCTGGCCGACGACGGCTACGGCGTCGACATCGACGACCTCGCCGCCGACATCGCGCCCGAGTTCGGCCTCTCGACCGTCGACTACTGGCACGTGTACCGCGTCGTCCACTTCGGCGAGGTCCAGGCCAACGGCGAGGCTCTGGAGGCGACCGCCCGGCGCGGGCACAGCGAGGGCGGCGAGCCGATCTCGTCTCTCTGGGAATCCGCCACACCCAACGTTGCGCATGAGCCCGTGGTCCTCGCCCTGCTCGACGGTCTGACCGACCGCGAGCGCGAGGTGATCGGCTACCGCTTCGGCCTCGACGGCAAGCCCGCGCACACCGAGGACGAGACCGCCGCCGCCCTCGGCCTGACCGACCGTCGCATCCGACAGATTCAGGCCGCCGCGCTCGCCAAGCTGCGCGCAACGTTGGGTGTCGACGCCGACGCCGCGTGACCTGACTACAGAAACCCCCCGCCACCTGCGCGGGGGTTTTTTCGTTGGGGGACTTGCGCCCAACGTTGGGCGTGGCCTATTCTGGTCTCACCAGCAAGGAACACCAACCGAGGGAGACCGAAATGACCGCCAAGACCGCCACCGCCACCACCGTCTACGCCGTTGTGGTCGTCAAGGGTGAGACGGTCTTCCTCCCGGTGTCCGCCAAGGGCGTTCGCGCCGCCGCGACCGTCGAGATCATCGGCGGGACCGTGGTTGCGCGCCGGTCCTTCACGACCCGCGAGGTCGCCCGCCGCGCGGCTGGCCGCGCCAACCGTGGCGGTCGGATGGTCATCTCGGCCGACACCATCACGGCCGAGGCGCACGCGTTCTACCTGGCCTTCGCGCAGGAGAACTACGGCAAGGCCCGTTACGACGACATGTTCCGTGACGCCATGAAGGCTTACGCGGGGCGGTAGCCCCACCTCGGGCGCCCGGCCATCCTCCGGGCGCCCTGCGCCCAACGTTACGCACAACCCCACCCCAACCCGACAGGAGAGCCCATCATGACCGCTACCGCCATCGCCGCCCCGACCTGGACCGTCGCCGCTTGGCTGGAGTCCGGCGACGTCGTCACCCTCGACGGCGCCTCGCGCCTGGTCGTCCGCGACGCCGTCCCCGTCGCCTCGCGCGTGCTGCTCACCGTCGCCCCGGTCGACGCCCCGGCCGAGGCGCACGTGATCGACCTTCACGCGGGTGCGCCGGTCCGCCTGTTCGCCTGACGCCCCGCCCGGCCCGAGACCCCCGGAAACCTCCGGGGGTTCTCTCTTGCGCCGGTAGAGTTGCGCCCAACGCGATTGGAGACCAGAGCATGCCCGTTCCCTTTGACGTCCTGCACGTGCCCGCGCACGCCGTCACGCTCGACGACTGCACCCGCGAGACCATCACCGGCATCACTGACCTACAGCGCCTCGTCGGTGGCTACGTCGAGCAGTTCCCCGTACCCGCGTCCGACAGCGTGATCATGTACGGCGACGAGGAAGGGCTCATCAAGGACAGCCCGACAAACACGCTGGCCGCGTGCATCCTCGACCGCTACGCGACGCGCGCCGGTACGCACCGCGTACAGCGCATCGTCGGCGACGTCGTCTTTGCCGCGTACGACCCTCGCCTAGGCGAGCAGGACGTTCCCGACTCGTTCATCCGTGATCTTCAAGACCACTTGCCGCGTACGCCTGTCGAGTAGGCGCGTCCGGCAACATCAGGGGTCGTCCGCTGCGGACGGCCCCTTACGCTTGTCCGCATGAGGCCAACGAACTACGCCGAGGGCTCTCGGTCCGACGTAATCGCAGACCTGTTCGACCTATCGCGCGGGGGACACATGGTGTCCGAGTCGAAGGCCGCCGCCTACTCCGCCGCCGCCGAGGACATCGCCGAGGAACGCGCCGACGAGGTCCGCGTGGGCTCGCGGGTGTACCGCGTCGTCCGTACCGGCCGCGACCGCCTCGACCGGTTCACGCTGTACGAGGGCACGCGCGCGGACGTCCTCGCCGCGCTGGAGACTTACCGCGCCGAGCGGTCCGGCGGTCCGGGGCGCCTCGACAAGTCCGCGCCCTACGTTCGCGCGATCGAGTGTGTCCGGCTCGGGCTTACCCGCGTCCGCGTGCGAAATGTGGCGTGGGAGGTGTCCGGCTGCGCCCAACGGTAGTAGCGTGAGAGTACTGCGACACACCCCGTGGCGCAGTGATCACAACTGGAGAACGCATGTCCACCTCAGCGGACACGGCCTCGGCCGTGGGAATGTCGCTGAACACCCCGTCGCCTGCTCTTGGGGTGCTCGCGCGACTGACGATGGAGCCTCTTGCTCCGCCCCCCATGGGGACCTACCGGGATGAGCGCGACGACGGGTCGCCTCTTCCCATGGTGTTCGGCGACGTCGACACGGGCGATTGGCTCGCGGTCGGCGGTATCTGGCGTCGCATCGTTCGGTCATTCCGTGTGAACGACGAGGTAACGGTTCACACGGCGGACCACGGGCCGATCATCTCCGGCCCCTGGGACACCCCGGCGCACATCGCGCACATCTGTTGCGTGTTGCCCGCTAAGCGCTGCCCGTAGGCCGCGCCGTGGCGGGCGCCCGTGCCCGTGCGCCGCCCCTGCCCCCGACGACGGGCTCACACCTTCACAGCGCTGACCGAGGCGCCCTGACCGTACACAGGGCGCCTCTTCTCGCGGGAGTTGCGCCCAACGTTGGGCGTGGTATACCTTGCTCTCAGTACCTCGACCGCCCCGCCCGACAGGAGACCAGGACATGCCGAACACCGCCGCCACCGTCGCACTGATCAACCGGCTTGCCACGCAGGACATCGACTCGCAGGCGATCGTCAAGACCCTCGCGCACCTCACCGACGCGCAGCTCTCCGGCCTCGACGCCGCCCTTCGCCAGATCTTGCACGCGCGCATTGACGAGACCGCTTACCGCGCGCCGATCAGCCCCCGCTACATCGGCCGCGTGGGCGTGCTCCAGGGCCTCGGCGGGCCGGTGGAGTGGCGCAGCTACACCCGCGAGTACGAGACCGCGCAGGAGGCCGCCGACGCCCTGCGCGACGATATGCAGCGCCACGGCTTCCGCTTCAGCGAGCTTTCCGCGCACGTGGCCGACCTCGTGGACGGCGAGCGCCTGACCGCCGACGACTGGACCACGTTTCAAGTCGCCGCCGTCGCCTAGTCCGCGCGCCCCGCTAGGCCCCTCGGAAAACCGGGGGGCCTTGAGGAGTTGCGCCTAACGTTGGGCGCATGCTAATCTGGTTTCACCAGCAAGGAACACCGACCGAGGGAGGCCCCAAATGTTCGCCGAGACCACCACCACCGCCTACATCGCCGCTCTGACCGCCGCGCAGGCCGCTGACTCCCGCATCGCGGGCGCGACCACTCCGGCCGCCGACCTCGACCTGACCGGCGCGCGGGTGTTCCTGACCGCCGACGCGAACACCGGCTACGCGATCAAGGCCAGCGGCGAGCTGGTCGGCGTCTTCTCCGTGATCAAGGGCCGTGGCGACGCGATCGTGTCCGACGCGATCCTCAACGGCGCTTCCGCCCTCGACTGCTTCGACGGTTACCTTCCCACCTTCTACGCCCGTCACGGGTTCGTCGTGGTCGCCCGTGAAGCGAACTGGACCCCCGGTGAGCCGGACGTCGTTTTCATGGCGCTCGCGCGCTGAGTTGCGCCCAACGTTGGGCGTAGGCTAAGCTGAGCCTGCGCCCAACAGAGAGAGGAACGGAAATGCAGAAGCCCACCGCCGCAAGCTACGTCCGCGAGATTGACCGCAACGCGTTCCGGCGCGGTGTCGCCGCCGCCCGCCGCTACCTGAAGACCTTCCCGGTCGACGGCTACTCGCGCGCGATCGAGCGCGCCGACGCTCGCAACGAGCCCGGCGCTTGGTACGACGGTTGGGACACGATCCTCAACCCCGAATACTTCGACGAGATCTAGGAGACCTGCCATGGACATCGAAGCCATCGCCCTTGAGGTGATCGACACCGCCGCCGAACTGTCCGCCTGCGCCGCGCTGGTCGAGTCCGGCGCCGTCGCGCCCTCGGCCCTGTCGGACGTCTACGCGCAGGTGCTCGCCTTGCGTGACGACATGATCGGGTGGAGCAGGCGAGCCGGGTACCGGTCCGCCAGCTACGGCGACGCGCTCACCGCCGCCGGGGCCGCGCTCAACCGGGCGGACGACGCGCACCGCGACCTGACCGGCGATTTCGTCCCGCTCGCCGCGTAGGACTTGCGCCCAACGTTAGGCGCATGCTACCTTTCAGGGGTCGGGCCGGTCGGTCCGGCCCCAAGCCCAGACAGGAGACCAGATCATGCGCACTGCCTACGCCCCCCGCCCGGCCAGTGACAAGCAAGTCGCCTTGATCGAGAAGCTTCTCGGCGAGCGCGCGTACGCGGGTCCGGTCGGCGACTACGCGGGCTCGAACAAGGTCGCCTCCGACCTGATCTACGCGCTGTTCAACTCGCCCCGCAAGGCCGCCGCCGAGCGTCCGGCCCCCGGCTACTACGTCCAGGGCGAGGACATCGTCAAGGTCCAGGAGAACAAGGCAGGGACGAACGTCTACGCGAAGGTGCTCATCCCCTCGGGCACCGGCAAGCGTGGCCGCTGGGAGTTCGTGCCCGGCCTGATCGACCGCCTGTCGGGCGCCGTGCCCGCCGACGTCGAGACCATCGCCGCCTACGGCCGCGAGACTGGCATCTGCGCCATATGCGGCGCCCTGCTCTCCGACCCCGCCTCGGTCGAGCGCGGTATCGGCCCCGTGTGCGCCGGTCGCGTCTAGCAGGCCCGAACGCCCCCCGGACCGTTCCGGGGGGCTTCCTACTTGCGCCCAACGTTAGGCGTGGTGTAGCGTCTCCGACAGCACCACAGAGCGCCCAACGTTAGGCGCTAAGGACTCAGACCCGAGGGGGAGACCATGAACGTTCTCAAGACCGCCAAGGTCAGAGCGTACACCATCGCCGTCATCGCCGGTGTGATGTCCTACGGGCATCAGTCGACGCTGTTGCTCCGCGCGCACGCTGGCCTGTACTCCTACGCCGTCCCGCTGACCGTGGACGTCCTGGCGTTCATC